AAATTGTCGATGACGTTCCCGGCGCGCTGTGGACCAGAGACATGCTGGATCGTCTCAGGGTGCCTAAAGCCCCTGAAATGTCTCGCGTCGTGATTGGCGTCGATCCGTCCGGGACTTCTGGCTCGGATGATGAAGGCGATCCGGTAGGGATCATCGCAGCAGGCCGGGGAATCGATGGCAGGGGATATTTGCTAAGCGACTATACGTGCAAGCTCAGCCCGGACGCATGGGCTCGCCGAGCGATTACTGCCTATCACACGTTCGAGGCAGATCGTTTGGTGGCCGAGCGTAATTTCGGCGGGGCGATGGTCAAAGCGATTATCAAGACCGCCGACGCGTCCGTGGCCTACAAGGAAGTGGTCGCCAGCAGGGGCAAGGTCGCAAGGGCCGAGCCGGTGGCAGCGCTATTCGAGCAGGGGCGCGTCAGTATCGTCGGATCACTTCCCGAACTTGAGGACGAGATGGTGCTGATGACGACACACGGGTTCGAGGGCGAGGGATCGCCTAACCGTGTCGATGCAGCAGTTTGGGCGCTCACCGAGGTCATGCTTGGTTATCAGGTGCCTCAAACTGATGACAGCTCGTTCACCATCCCAAGTCTTCAGACCGCGTTCCGCTGAAATGTCCAAGCGCGCCCCATAACCCCTTTGCCTATCATCCGTAAGCGATGGCGCGAGCGGACGACTACACCGAGGCTGACAAGCCCAAAGCCAATGGAACCGCGCTCGCGAAAGTCCACACTCGCGCCATCAAACGCTTCCAATCCGCCTCTGCCCCGCAAATGGAAATCCGCGCCCATGCACTGACATGCAGGCGCTTCATCTCGATTCCCGGAGCGATGTGGGAAGGAGCATGGGGAGAGCAGTTCTGCAATTCGATCCGGGTCGAGATCGACAAGCTCTCCAAGGGCGTGGACAAGATTGTCACCGACTATCGTGAGAATAGAATCGTTCCTGACTTTCGCCCCTCAGGTGGTGACAGCGACCAGGACACCGCAGACACGCTGGACGGCGTTCACCGGGCGGATGACTATCAATACAAGGCCCAGCAGGCGCGCGACAATACATTCGAGGAAGCTGCTGCCGGTGGATTCGGGGCCTATCGCCTGTGCAACGAGCTTGCCGATCCATCCGACAAGGACAATGATGCCCAGCGGATAAACCCCGCTCTCATCATCGTGGACGCCGATCAGCGGGTGTTCTTTGATCCCAATTCCAAGCTGTATGACAAGTCGGACGCCGATTGGGCATTCGTCCTCACTGCGGATTCGCGAGAAGCGTTCGAGGAAGCCTATCCTAACAAGCTGTCCAACTGGCCTGAGGGGAGATTGCTCAGGCTCAATTACGAATGGTTCATGCCCGATGTTGTCATCAAGGCCGAATATTACGAGGTCGAGAACAACGACGAGGACTTGCTGATTTTCACCCATGCCCTGTCTGGCGAGCAGCAACGCGAATGGGCTGACGAAATCGACGCCGCCGATATTAAAGACCTGAAGGCGCAGGGATGGAAGCAGCAGACGGTCAAGAGGTCGCGCAAGCGGGTTCACAAGTATGTCATGTCCGGCGCCGATGTGCTGGAGGACAATGGTTATATCGCAGGCACGGAAATCCCGATTGTTCCGGTCTACGGCAAGCGCTGGTTCGTCGATAACCAGGAGCGGTTTCGTGGCTACGTCTCCAAGCGCATGGACGCGCAGCGGATCTACAACGCCAAGGTTTCCAAGCTTTCAGAAACCGATGCCCTCGCTCCGCGCGAAAAGCCGATCTTCGATCCCGAGCAACTCCCTCCTGCCCTTCAGACAATGTGGGCGCAGCAGGAGCAGATGCGTCATCCCTACGCACTGGCGAACGCTCTAAGAAACCCGGACGGGTCGATTGCCTCATTAGGGCCAATCGGCAAGATCGAGCCGCCACAGGTTGCTCCTGTCACCGCAATCCTTCTTCAAGCCGCCGCCGCAGACTTGACCGAAGAGTCGGAGGACGGAGCCGATGAGGTCAAGGCCAACACTTCGGCTGAGGCAATGGACATTGCCGCGACGAGGGTGGACGCAAAATCGGCGATTTATCTCGACAACATGCGTCAGTCGGTCCAGCGCGAGGGTGAAATCTACCTCTCGATGGCCAGGGATGTTTATTACGAACCGGGCCGTGTGATCGAGACGATGGACGAGGACGGCGGTGATGGGGAAGCCACGCTTCACGAGCCCTATACCGATTCCAAGGGCACGTTCGGAATCAGGAACGATTTTTCGTCGGGGAAATACAAGGTCATTGCCGATGTGACCGAAGCCACGTCCACCAGGCGTGAAAAGACGGTCAAGTCGATGCTCAACATCGCCGAGGTCGCCGTTCAGGCGCAGGACCTGGAAGGCGCTCAGGCGGCGATCATCACGGCCACGCTCAATATGGATGGCGAGGGGTTAGACGACTACCAGAAGTGGAACCGCAAGCGCGCGATCAAGCTTGGACTGGTCCAGCCCAACGACGAAGAGAAGGCCGAGCTCGAACAGGAGATGCAGCCGCCGCAGCCCGATCCGGTTGCGCAGGCGAAGATTGAGGACATGACCGCCGCCGCCGGGCTCAAGACCGCCAAGGCCGGAGAAGCCAAGGCGTCCACCATCCTCAAGGTCGCACAGGCCCACGCTGTTGCTGGACCGGCAGAGGAACCAGATACACCGGACGGGCTCAAGGATGAAGACGAAGACAGCAAGTGGGCTAATATCCGCAAGACCGACGCGGAGACCCAGCAAATCCAGACAGAAACCTCGCATCTGCCGCACAAGCTGGCGATTGAAGCCCTGAATGCGCAGACCAATCAGCTGAAGGCTAACGCCCAACAATTGTCCAAGCGTAGCGCCGGGAAATAAGTCTTAGCATTCCGCTCCTAGGCAACCGCCGGGCCATTCCGGCGAGGAGTGGATCATGGCGAAAGACGTTGCAGAACCCGAGGCCGAAGTCCTCGAAACCCCCGAAATCGATGAGACTGAAGATCAGGTCGCAGAACCTGAATCGGAAGAGGCCGAATCTCCCGAGCCCGAAGAGGGCGACGAAGAAGAGACGATCATCGGCTTTGGCGACGAGGATGAACCGGAAGCCGAGGCCGAAACTCCGACCATCAAGCGCATCCGCGAACGCAACCGCGACCTCAACAAGCAGCTCCGCGAACGCGACCGAGAGCTTGAGGAACTTCGTCGGTCAAATGCCCCCGCCAAGATCGAGGTCGGCCCCGAACCGACACTGGAAAGTTGCGATTGGGACGAGGACAAGTTCAAGTCCCAACTGCTGGAATGGCGCGACAAGAAGGCGGAGGCCGATAACCAGGTCGCGGCCGAGCAGCAAAAGACCCAGCGCGTGCTCGAAAGCTACAATCGCGATCTAACCGCTTATAACGAGCGCAAGGCCACCATCGGTGTTCCCGATTATGAAGAGGCGGAAGCGACCGTGGTTGCTGCGTTGAACATGGAGCAGCAGGCGGTCGCGGTTCAGGCCGCCAAAGACCCGGCTGCCTTGGTCGTTGCTTTAAGCCGCAGCCCCGAGAAGCTCGCCGAACTGGCGAAGATCGACAACCCCTGGAAACTGGCGGCCGCAATCGCCCGTATGGAGAGCAGCGTGAAGGTGGTGACGCGAAAGAAAGGCCCGAACCTCGACAGGCCCGTGAGGGGGTCTGCGTCGATGGTCGCGGTCGATACCGACAAGGAACTGGAGCGCCTGGAGAAGGAAGCCGAGCGCACCGGCAATCGCACCGCCGTCGTCAATTACAAGCGCCAGCTCAAGGCGCAGGCCAAGTGAGGCGAAAGCTTAAGATCATCCTCAACATCTGGAACTCGAAAGAACCCGACATGAGCTTACCCAATACCGATGCCGCCGCCGCCGAACTGAAGGATGCTGTTGGCCGTGCAGTTGCGCTGATCCAGAGCCTTCAGCAGCAGCTTGCAGCCGCTCAGGATAGCTCGGCAGCCGTGGTTGCCGCGCAGCAGGCCGACGATCAGGCGGCTGCGTCCGAGATTCAACCCTCGATTGATGCGCTTAACCAGGCAGCGCCACCCCCAGTGCAGTGACGCTCGTTCTCGTCCTTGGCCTTGTGGTGCTGTGCGTGGTCACGACCGAGGTTCGCGTGACCAAGGTGGTTCGCAACGTCGGGGACGAGATTCTTCTGGCGATGAAGGAGAAGGTTTGATGGCAAAGCTG